CCAAGCTAAAGGCGAAGGCACAAAAGGTGGATTGGCAAATCCAGCTACCAAAGAAGAAAACTTTGGTAACATCAACGTTCCAGGCGGCAATGCTGGTAAGACAGCATTCAAGAAGAAAGAGCCAGGACACGGCGCAGAGAAGAAAGGCAGCGGCGACAACGGTGATAAGGGCGCAGGCTCTCCAATCAACGGTGTTAGAAGCAGAGCCAAATAAGGTTAAGTAGATGAATTATCTTCGTGAAAACCTGAGTTTCGACCAAGCAAAAATGGTCGTTGAATCTGAAGGCCAGGATGGAAAGAACCTTTATATGAAGGGAATTTGCATCCAAGGTGGCGTTAAGAATCAAAATCAGCGTGTTTATCCTGTTAATGAGATTGGCAGGGCTGTCAAGACCCTGAACGATCAACTTGAAGGTGGGTACTCAGTACTTGGCGAAGTAGATCATCCAGATGACCTAAGAATTAACCTTGACCGCGTGAGCCATATGATTACAAATATGTGGATGGATGGCCCAAACGGTTATGGAAAATTAAAAGTCCTACCTACTCCAATGGGCAACCTAGTGCGAACTATGTTGGAGAGCGGAGTTAAGTTAGGAGTAAGTAGTCGCGGATCCGGAAACGTCAAAGAAGACGGCTCCGGTGAAGTGTCAGATTTTGAGATTATCACTGTAGATGTGGTAGCTCAACCGAGTGCTCCAGGAGCGTATCCTACACCAATCTATGAACACCTTATGAATAGTAAGGGAGGTTATAGTAGCCTTCGTATAGCGAATGAAGTGCAGGGCGACCCTAAGGCGCAGAAATATCTCAAAGAGAGCTTATTAAGAATAATAAGCGGACTCCAATAAGAAGGAGAATCACATGTTGGAAGCACTAAAAAGTCTATTCGAAAACAATGTGATTTCTGAAGACGTGAAGGCAGAAATTGAGAAGGCTTGGGATTCTCGTATTAACGAAAATCGTACACAAGTTACTCAACAACTAAGAGAAGAATTCGCACAACGCTACGAGCATGACAAGTCTGTCATGGTTGAAGCTGTTGATCGCATGTTGGGCGACCAACTACGCGAAGAAATCGCTCAATTTGTCGAAGATCGTAATCAACTAGCTGAAGCTAAAGCAAAAGTAATGGTGAAAGCCAAGAAAGACGCAGAAAAAATTAAAGAATTTGTCGTGCGTCAACTAGCAACAGAAGTTAAAGATTTACACGAAGATCAAAAACAAATGGCTGACAAGTTTATTAAACTTGAACAGTTTGTTGTAGAAGCTCTAGCTCAAGAAATCGCAGAATTCCATACAGACAAACAAGATCTTGCAGAAACAAAAGTGCGTTTGATCCGTGACGGCCGTGAGGCTTTCGCTAAGGTCAAAGAACAATTTGTTCAACGTGCGGCTAGTTTAGTAGAATCTGCAGTTGAAAAAACTCTTACCCAAGAGATTGGTCAACTAAAAGAAGATATCGAAACAGCACGTAAAAACGACTTCGGTCGCAAATTGTTTGAAGCATTTAGTAATGAATATCAAACAAGCTACCTTTCAGAGAAATCTGAAACAGCAAAATTGCTCAAGGTTATAAACCAAAAAGAGTTGGAAGTTGCAACAGCTAAAAATGATGCAGCACAAGCTAGACAACTCGCAGAAAGCAAAGAACAAAAAATTAAGGCTCTAGTGGAGAGCAAAGAACGTCAAGAAGTTATGACGCAATTATTAGCACCTTTGGCCAATGGTCAAAAAGCTATTATGACAGAGCTTCTTGAAAGTGTACAGACATCAAAATTAGAAAGTAGTTTTGACAAGTACCTTCCGGCTGTAATCGCTGGAGAAGCTCCACAAAAACGTAAGGCACTAGTAGAGGCAAAGGAAGTAACAGGAAATAAAATTCCTAACAGCGCAAGTAGTAGCGAGATTGATGCGAACATCATAGACATCCGCAAGCTCGCTGGATTAAAAATTTAAGGAGAATTAAATGTCAGAACTACTATCAAGCCGTTGGAACGAGACCAAGGAAGCCCTATTAGAAGGCCTACAAGGCAATCGTAAAACATCGATGGCTGTAACATTAGAAAACACTCGCAAGTATCTAGCAGAAAGTGCGTCCGCAGGCGCAACTTCAGCAGGTAACGTTGCTACACTTAACCGCGTGATCCTTCCAGTGATCCGTCGTGTTATGCCAACCGTTATTGCTAACGAGTTGGTTGGCGTTCAGCCAATGACCGGTCCAGTTGGACAAATCCACACTCTACGTGTTCGCTACAGCGATACATCTAGTGGTGCTGGTGTTGTTGCTGGTGAAGAAGCATTCAGCCCATTCAAGATTGCTGAGTCTTATTCTGGTAACCAAGTTTCCGCTACTCCTAAGGCAGCTACTACAGCTAACTTAGAAGGCGCTGCTGGTAACAGAATGAGCATTCAAATCTTGAAGCAAACAGTTGAAGCTAAGACACGTAAGCTATCAGCTCGCTGGACATTTGAAGCTGCTCAAGATGCACAAGCCCAACAAGGTATTGACATCGAAGCAGAAATCATGGCTGCTCTTGCTCAAGAGATCACAGCTGAGATCGACCAAGAAGTTCTTGCTTCTTTAAGCACACTAGCTGGTACAGCTACTGAGACTTATAACCAAGCTGCCGTATCTGGTACAGCTACATTCGTTGGTGACGAGCATGCCGCATTGGCAGTTCAGATCAACCGTGTTGCTAACTTGATCGCCCAACGTACACGTCGTGGCGCAGGTAACTGGGCTGTTATCAGTCCATTGGCATTGACAATTCTACAATCTGCTACTACAAGCGCATTCGCTCGTACAACAGAAGGTACATTTGAAGCTCCAACAAACACCAAGTTCGTTGGTACATTGAACAATGCTATGAAAGTTTATGTTAACACATACGCTACAGAGAGCGCAGGTTATGACAACGTTCTAATCGGCTACAAAGGTTCTAGCGAAGCAGATGCGGCAGCATTCTATTGCCCATATGTTCCTCTAATGAGCTCTGGTGTTGTATTAGACCCATCTACATTCGAACCAGTCGTGAGCTTCATGACTCGTTATGGTTATGTAGAATTGACAAACACAGCGTCCTCTCTAGGTAACGCTGCTGACTACTTAGGTAAGGTACGCATCACTGCTGCCAACGTTAAGTTCAGCTAATCAACATACCGAAAGGTTGTTAAAGTTAAAAGGGCTCTTCGGAGCCCTTTTTTTATATTGGCTAAATACTATGTCGACCTACATACGGTAGGTTATTATGCAGAACCCCACTGCGTAGACCTAGAACGTCATATTTAAGGAGAATCAAATGGGACGTCCATTAAACAAAAAATATTTCGGTAACCGCAACATCGGTTCCGCATCAGTAACTACCGACGACGGCATCGGCGGTCAAGGCGTAGAAAGCGTAACAATCAGTGGAGTATGGTCTGGATTTACACAGGCTACCTCAACAGTAGTATTTGGTGCACCTGATCTTCCAGGCGGTGTACAAGCAACTGGTACAGTGACAATTACAGGCGATGCTCCAACATTAGTTACAATGACAGAAAAAGGTTCTGGTTATACATCAGCACCTACGGTGACTATTGCCGACAGCGATGGCGGCGCAGAAACAACAGGCACAGCAACAGCAGTATTAACGACTGACAACGGCATCGTTGGTACAGTAGGTAATCAAGAAAATGCAATTAGTTGCTATGCATTCGTTACAGGCGGCAGCAGAAAAATTGGTGATATTATTAAACAAGTTTCCACTGATCGTTACAAAGTTGAAACAGCTGACGGCGAAATGATCTGTCAACTAGTTACAGACGGTGTTGCGAACGCAGCAGGAGAAATGGATATTACTGTTGTTGATGCTGATGGAAAAACATATTATGTTTCTAAAATAACAGCACACCGCGCAACTCTAGTTCAATACGGCGCAGCAGGACATTTGTTCAGCACAGGAGAAAGTGCTGCTTGGTCGTTTGACGCAGCCACAACAGGTTATGTACAGATTGCTAATGCCTAATAGGTAAATGGAAATAGATAATGTCAAAAATAGTTAGAGTCCACGACAGTGATTACAAGTTAATTGTAGGATCTGAATCCAGCGAAGGTTATATCTATCTAGATACAAACCCTAATGGAATAACTGGATTCCAAGGCAAAGTTACTATTACAGGTGACCTATTGGTCATGGGTAATACCACAACTGTGTCTTCTGAAACTCTAACTGTTGTCGATCCAATAATTGTTGTAAACCAAGGCGAACT